TACTCCCACACCGTGTTTAGAGACTTTTTTGGAGAGTTCGAATCCCTCCTTCTGCGCCAAAATGTAAAACCCAGCAGTTTCAATGACTGCTGGGCTTTTCTTACTCTCTCAAGGCTTTCGGGCGTTCGCTTATCCTGCCTTGTCTTCTCTTTTTTTGCCCAGCTTTTGCGAGTTTTGCGCAAAAATTACGGATGAAATTACGGATGAAATGCGGCCAATTTGTGACCGATGCTCCAACCCCACAAAATTTCTTATTTATTTTGCAATTCTTTCTTGCTTTACGCCAATATTAAGGGCACACCATAGCGGTGTGCCCTCTTTTTTTACCCCTTCAGCGCCTTCCTCGTCGCCGGGCCGCAGTTGCCGTCCGGCACCAGCCCCGCGCTCACCTGATAGGCCATCAGGGCCTCCTTAGTGCCCGGGCCGAAGCTGCCGTCTACGGAACAGGGAAAACCCCGGTCGTTCAGCTCCCACTGGAGCCACTTCACGTCCTCCCCCCGCTTGCCCTTCGTCAGTGTCCGCGTGGGCACGGGGTACGGGTCGCCCCCGAAGGTCAGCACCGTGCAGATCCGCCGATTTCCCGCCGTGCATACGGGGGTCTTGCCGCCCACCTTCAAGATGGTGCTGCCGCCTCCGTCCAGCTTGATGGCCTCCCGCAGCCCCAGGGCCAGCAGTTTTTTGGCCCCCTCGCCGCTGGAGATCAGGTTGCCCGTGGTGGTCTTGAGCGCCACCACCGTGATCTTGCTCCGGTCCTGGCCGTATCCGGCGAAGATATGCCAGGTGGCATAGAGAGAGGACGCCTCCCAGCCCTGGGCGCGGGCCTCGGCCCAGCTCACCGCCTTGCCCTGCCGCAGCACGGGCACGCCCGCAATGGCATAGGCGCAGCCCTCCGGGGGTGCGCTCACCTCGCCCATGTCCGCCAGATCGCCCCGGACGAACAGGGTGGTCTCCGTCCGACCCGGCTCGGCGTAGACCAGCTTGCCGTCCGCCAGTTTGCCCCGCTCCTCGCAATAGTGCCTGGCCCACTTGCTGGCCGCTTCAAAGGTGCTCACCGTGTGGCCCACGGGGAGGGTAAACTTGTCCCGGCCATCGTTGTAGTTTCCGAAAAACCCGGCGTTGCAGTAATTGCCGCTGTACGCCGACTTCTTGGTTTTATCCACCAGCCGGACGGCGAAGTCCTTGACCGGCACCTCCACAATGTGGGCCCCGCCCCTCTTGGTATAGCTCATCCGATGCTTCTCCTCCTTGCGCTCCTTTATGTTGAACACCTCCACCAGCGCAGCCAGCAGGCCGTCCGCCACCTGCCCCGCGAAGTACGGCCCCAGGATCACCGGCACATCTGTCTTGCTGTCCATGAACCCGCACTCAATGAGAATAGCGGGCATGGTGGTGCGCTGGAGAACGTACAGGCGGCTTTCCGCCATGGGGGTGGCCCGGTTGCCCACCAGCCCCGTCCGGCTCACCACGGCCCCGTAAACGGCTCGCTGGAGGGCCTTACTCTTGGCTTGGCTTCCAGGGGCCGTGTAGACCACGCAGCCCCCGCCGCTGCCGCCCTTAATACCCGCGTTGTGGTGGATAGACAGGTAGACGTCCGCGGGCCAGCCGTTGGACGCCGCCACCCGGTCTCCCAGGTCGATCAGCCTGTCCCCGGTCTTGTCGTCCACCCGGAGGACCTGGCAGTCGTACCCCGCCAGCAGCTCCTCCAGCTTGTCCGCCACCCGCCGATTAAGCTCCCACTCTCCCGTCTGGGCGGGGTCCAGGGCGGCTAAACACCGCCGCCCCGGGGTCCCCTTGTAGTGGCCCGCATCAATGGCGATTTTGAGCATACGATCACTCCTTGCTCAGTTGCTTGCCCACCTGGTTCACGCCCGTGGCCGCCAGGCCGCTGACGATGCCCACCGCCACGGCAGTCATGTAGTCCGTGGCCGGGAAGTCAGCCACCCCCAGATACAGAGCCACAGGGCCCAGAACGGCCCCGCACAGGCCGCAGGCGATGGGGATGAATTTGTCCTCCACATGGGGGATAGCCTTGACCACCATCCCCACCAGATAGCATACCACCGTGATGGCCGCCACCGATGCGATCCCGAAATCCATGTTACTTTTCCTCCTTTTCCTCGTCCTGCTCCTCGCAGGCCAGCACAGTCTCCTCAAAAGCCGCGCGGTCATGGGCCTTATAAGCATCCACCAGAGCCTGATAGTGCCGCCCGATGAAGGCGCACAGCTCCTTCTCTGTAATGCCCTCAGGGATGGGCTTGTTCACCTTCAGTTTGGCAAGGCCGATGAACAGATCGGGGTCGCCGTTTTTCTCCGTGGTCTCAAAGATGTCATAGATGTACTCAGCGTTCATTCTCGTTTACTCCTTTCATGTCCTGCTCCAGATCCTGGATTCTGTGGTTGATGACTTTAATCTGCTCTTCCACGACCGGCATCCGCCGGGCGAAGTTGTTGTGCTCCCGGACCTCCCGGGTCAGCTCCTCGATTTTCGTCTCGATGACTGCCTGCTGGGAGTTCAACCTTTCATCCACCTTACTGGCGGACTTATTTGATGCGTAGATGATGCCCAGCAGGCTTAAACCGCCAGTGACAATGGCACAGATGATCGCCTCGGTCATGCGCTCTCTCTCCTTTCTCGCCGCCGGGGCGGCCGTCATTCTGCGGGGGTCACCAGACTGTCATACTCCTCCTGCGTCAGCTTGCCCGCTGCCAGCAGTGCATCCAGCCGGGACTTGTCCCACAGCCGGGGGTAGTATTTCTGGGCCATTTCATATACCGTCATAACGTCACCCCCGTCATGGCCGCGACAAAATCGATGTCCGCCCGCAGCTGCTCCATCTCTGTGGGTTCCGGCTCCGGTTCAGGCTCCGGCTCGGGCACCACGCCCGCCGTCATGGTCACCACCGTGTCCCCTTCCACCGTCAGGTCAACAAAGGGGAACGTCTCTGGGATTGGTACATCTTCTGGAATGACTGCCCAGCCGGTAGGGATGGCGGGGAAATTGCCGGTCTGGTTGCGGTGTGCCCCGTTGGGCAGGGGCTTAATTTCAATGATTCTCATGGAGGTCCTCCTTTCTCAGCCGATGGCAAGGTAGTAATAGTCCATGTCACGCACGTTTAATTGGTAAGTTGGCTTGGTGGAATCCGGATGCCACCAAGTTAATGTATTCCCACTCATCGACATGGTGTCAAGGCTAATAAATACATCAGTTGAATCACTGTAGTACCCCCAACGACCAAATGTAACATAAAATCTCCCTGCAAACACAACGGTGCTACCATATGAAGATGACTTGGGCCAAATCCACACAAACTTTGGCGCAAACCCAAAAGTCAGCGTATTGGGATTCGCCTGCCCATACGTCCCCGTGCCTACATAACTGCCCGTCTCGATCTGGACGCCGACGGTAAGTTTGGTGCCCAGAACGTCGGTGAGGGAGGTGTCCCCCCCCACCGTCTGCGCCAGCACACTTTTGCTGAGCAGGCTCAGGATGTCATCCGGCACGGCTGTATTGGTCTTGCCAAACAGCGCCGCCGTGGCGTCCTTCAGCAGCGTCGCCTTGTTGATCGGCGTGCCCGCCTGGGTGGGGTCGTCCGCCCGCACCATGTCAAAGGTGTTGGCCTGCCCGGCCACCGGGGTCATTTTTACCCGCCCAGGGTAAAGAGGTACTCTGTCCTGCATAAGCTCACTCCTTTACACTTCTCCAGCGTACAGCTCGCCGGAATAAAACCACGCCGCCGCCATGCGGGTCAGCAGCTCGTCCACATCCACGAGTATTTTCTCAATGTCGTTGGCCTCCTTCCAGGTCAATTGCTTCATGTCCTCCGGCACCTCCGGGGTGCCTGCCGCCACCGTCAGGGCCGCACGCAGGGCCGCCACGTCGGCCAGATAGGCCGTCATGCTCTCCTGCGTGGGGATGTCCGCCACCTGCCAGTCCTGCCGGGGAGACACGCTTACGACGTAGCCGTATCCCGTCAGTCGCCCCGCCACATAGGCCACAGCAGCGCCCACCCGGTTCAGGTCGCTGGCGTTGTATGCCCCCTTCAGGTCGCTGGCCCACTCCGTTCTTTCTGCGTCTGTCGCCGTCCCGGCGCTCACCCGTCCGGCCAGATAGGCCACGCGCTCCACGTCCGCCTGTGTGCGGTCGGTGATCAGGTTGAGCATACCGTAGTACAGGGTCAGGATGTAGCTGGTGCTGGTGCCCAGCGCGTTGACCGCAGTCAGGGCGACGGCGTAGGTATCGTCCGCCGCCCTGTCTACGATGGCCTGCCACGACCCGTCCACCAGCGTCCAGGTGTACGCTTTGCCGTTGACGGTGCCGGAGACATAGATGATCTCGCTGGGCAGAGAGACTCTCAGCGTCTGGGTGCTCATTCGATGGTCACCGAGATCACCATGGTGGCACCAGTGTCAACGGGGTTGGGCACGATGGTGGCCGACTTGATGACCGGCACGGAGGTATCCAGCGTCACCGTCCGGGAGACCGTGGTGGTCTGGCCCGCCGCGTCGGTGGCAGTGACCTCGATGGTGTTCTCGCCCTCCGCCAGCGTGACGCTCTTGGTAAAGCTGCCGTTGGCCGCCACGGAGACCGCGCCCTGATCCACACCGTTGAGCTTGACGGCGATGGTCACGGGGCTGCTGGTGGCGTCGTTGGTGGTGCCCGCAATGGTCAGGGCGGACGAAGCGGTCACCAGCCCGGCCACAGGGGCGGTGATATTGAGGACAGGAGGCACGGTGTCCACCTTGTAGGTGGTGCTCTTCTGGGCGGCGCTGTTGCCGTCGTGGTCCTTGCAGTCGATGGTCACCGTGTGTCTGCCGTCGCTCAGGGCCGCAGCGGGGGTATAGGTGACCTGGTAGCCGTTGGTGATGGGCGTGCTGGTGATGGCGGAGGTCGCCACAGCGGTGCCGTCCTGCTTGACCACCAGTGTGGACAGATCCACGCCGGATCCGTCCGCCTCGTCCACAACGGTAAAGACTACCGGCTGCTTGCTGTTGCTGACATACGCGCCCTCAGAGGGGGACACGATGGTGATCACGGGGGCCACCGTCTCCTTGACCACCAGCTTCAGCCCGTTCAGCGTGGCGGCGTCCGCCGTGCCCGTGGTGCCAGCGTCGTTGGTGGCCTTGACGGTCACGTTGTAGTAGCCGCCTGTCAGGTTGTAGGATGTCTTTCCCGGCGCGGTCAGCGTGGCTTCCCACTTGCCGGTGCTCGCGTTTTTGGTCAGATTGTAGGTCTGGCCGTTGATGATAGCCTGTACTGTTTTGATTGCCATAGATCAGACCTCCCCGGCGTACAAGTCGCCGCTGTAGTAGTAATAGGGCTCCAATAGTTTGATGGTCTCCGTCACCTTGACGGACAGCTCCGTCTTGCTGTTGATGTTGGCGGGGTTCGGCGCAAAGGCCGCCTGGGTGATTTCCACCAGCTGCACCACCCAGCCTTCTTCCGTCTCCGCCGTCAGGGTCGCGGGGTCGCCCTCGCCCTCTGCGTTGACGCCCGTCACCGTGTAGGTGTAGGCCGTGCTGGGCTGTAGGCCCGTGTCCGTGTAGCTGGTCCCCGTCAGCGTGGCCAGCAGGGTCCCATCCCGATACAGCTTGTAGCTGGTGGCGTCGGAGACCCCATCCCAGGCCAAGGACATGGAAAAGTAGTCCTTTGCCGTCTGTCGGAAGTTCCCGGGTGCTGCGGGGGTCTGTGGATAAACCTCCAGGGCCGTGATCCTCGCGTAGCCGTCTCCGCTGTGGCCCGTCTCGCTGGCCCCGCCCGGGGCCGTGAAGGACGATGTGCCCGCCGTGGTGCTGGCGTCCGCCAGATAGTGGTCGGAAGTCAGCAAGCACCCGGTTGGGTAATTGCCTGCCGTGGCCGCCGTGTACACATATCCGGAGCCACCGCCGCCGCCCTTGTCATCGTCGCCGGAGCCGTCTGGATAGGTGCCGCCACCGCCGTACCATCCTCCGCCGCCAGCGCCGCCGTATCCGGAGCTTCGGTAAAGGCCCTCGCCGCCTGCGCCGAAGGTGCCCGCATTGTCAGACCCTCCAGAGCCTCCGGCAGTCTGGGTGCCTCCTCCGCCGCCTGCGCCGTAGCCGCTGGACGCTGTGCCGCCGGTCGTACCGCCGCCCGCTGCGCCTGCTCGGTTGGTAGCTCCGTCAGAGCCGCCGCCGCCCGCCACCAGGACGCGGGCGTATAAACTGTCCTGACCCAGGCGGATGTCGGATGCACCGCCGCCGCCGTTGTAGGTGGAGCGCTTGCCCCCGCCGTTAAATCCGCCAGCGGTTTTCCCTGTGTTGCCGGAGCCGCCGGCGACCAAAAACAGCAGCAGCGCCGTGGTGATGGTCAGGGTGCCCACGGAGTAGCCGCCCTTGCCGCTGTATGTGGGGCTGCTGCGGTATCCGCCCTCAGCGCCCCACACCTCCAGCTTGTACCGCCCGGGCGGAAGCGTGATACTTTTTGCCGCCCCGGAGTAGGGGCAGTTAAGGATGTCCCCCGTTTTCAGCTTGCCCGGGATCGTTTGGGTCAGGTCGTAAATGCTCACATCCTCACTCCTTGTCCCAATACACCACCACGCAGCCGGTGGCGCCGGCTGCGCCCGGCGTGCCCTTGCCGGGATAGTTGTCCACAACGGTGACGGTGGTGGGCAGCTGGCCCAGCCAGGTGTCCTCCATCACGACCTCGTTGTGTCTGTTGCCTTTTGCTCCGGCCTTGCCCGCTGCGCCCCCGTCTCCGGACCCCGCCAGCGGGGCCTGTACGCCCGTTCTCGCGAAGCTGTCGCCGCTGGCTATGTCCGTGTACCCGTTGGCGTAGCGCTTGCCGTTGGCGCTGCTGTACGCCCCGAATACGGTGTTTTCCCCGATCGTCACCGCAAAGTTCTGGCCGTCGTTGATGTCGATGACCCCGGCCCACACCAGTCCGCCAAGGCCGACGGTGCCCGGTTTTCCGGCCTCGTCCCAGCTGCCGTCCGTTCCGTCGGTGCCGTCTCCGCCCTTGCCTACCAGGACGACCCGCAGTCTGGTCTTGCCCGCCGGCGCCGTCCAGGTGCCGCTCTGGGTGATAACGGCTCGCTCCTCATACAGATAGGCGCCGTCCGGCTGTACCAGCTGGCTCTGGCAGCCCTGGAGCACGCCGCCGGAGAACTGGAAAGTCTGCATCAGCACCCGGGCGGTGGCCGCGCTGCTCTTATCCAGCCACACGGTCTCCACGTCTCCGATCTCGCTGGTAGGATCGCCTCTCCCGGTGGTCTCATACTGGTTGCCGCCGTATGTGGATAAGATCCTCCGCGCCGCCGCCAGCGCCTGGGCCTGGGTGTGGATAAACGGATTGTCGACGCTCACCGTCTCGCTGGAGGCGGTGGACGTGCCGTTGACCACGTACTGGGTGTTGCTCCCGTCGTGCAGCGTAAACACAAGGGCGGCCACGTCGCTGTTGGCCCGCATGATGGGATAGGCGGTCAGGTTGTCCAGCGTCACCTTGTTGCCCTCGCTCCACAGCGGCTCTGCCGCCAGATAGCCCGTCTCTGCGTCCGCCCGGGGCCACACTTCGGCGGCCATGCAGGCCCACCGCAGGATGTCCCCGCAGCTCTTGCCCGTCACGTCTGCGGCCGCGCTGGCCGTCACAGGCGCTGTGGCATAGTCGGGATCCACCGTGTAGCGGTTGGCAAAGTTGACGCCCAGCTGGGCCACAATGGCGGCGATCCATCCCTCCAGCGTGGTGGGCAGCGTACTGGGCGGCAGAAACTCCCGGTTTGCCAGTAGGCCGATGATGTCCACCAGATCCCACTGCATGGTAAGGCCGTTGTCTCCCGTTTTCCAGCCGCCGGAATACTGGTAGTAGATACCCACCCGCTTGTAGTCGTCCGTCCCGTCCGGCAGCCGTACCCCAATGGAAATATCAATGCCCTGCCGCTCCTCGATGCTGCGGAACAGACCGTTTTTCGCCCTTGGCTCGAACCGCCGGGACAGGTTGTCCATCTTCAGCGTACAGGTGCCGTAGGGCAGGGCTGTGCAGGCCACGTTGCCCTGCTGCTTGACGGAAAACTCCGCGATGATGTTGTTGTCCCACCGCTCATAGATCCCGGGGACGATCTCCACCAGCCGCATCCGGCGGTAGGGGAGAGACCATTTGCTCACCGTCACCCGGATGGCGTCCGGGTCGTGGACGGTAAAGCCGGACAGGGCCACGCTGGCCGCCTGGTTGCCCGTAAAGCTCTTGGAGTAGTACGCCGTTCCCCCTTGCTTGACCTCCACCGTAAAGTCCAGCGGTACGCCGTCGTACTCGTCGTCCGGAAAGTACACGCTGCACGCCTGGAGCACCGAAACCCCGGAAAATTGCAGCTCCACCCACGGCGCCGCCGCAAAGCTCCCGTCCGCTCCGGACAGCACGTCCCCGATGTAGGCCACCTGACCCGTCACGTCCGCCGCCTGGTCCGGAAAGATCCCGAACGTCCCGTCCAGCAGCCACCGGTCATGCTCCAGCGTGGCCTTGGGCGCCGGCGTGTCAAACACCTTGTCGTGGATCTGCGCCAGCTGGCTCCATGGGAGCTGCCCGCTGGTCTCCCCGGCGCCGTATACGATGTCCGGGGAGATCAGGTCGATAATGGCCCGCAGCAGGATGCGTCGGGCGTCGCCGGTAATGGCCGCCTGATAGGCGGCGGAAGACTTAATCATGGGGTGTCACCTCCCGCAGGGTAAAGCCCACGTTGTGCCACAGGCCCACCCCGCCCTTAGAAAAAGCAAAGGTGGGCTGGGTGATGGAGTCCACCAAAAACGTGCCGGTAGCCATGGCGTCGCTGTCGTCCGGCAGATAGGATACCGGGAAGGCGGTGTTGCCCCGCAGTACCGCCGCCAGCTGCCGCCACAGGGTGTTGCCCATGTAGTCATAGCTCCATGTGATCATCTGCACATGGCCCCGCACCTCCCGCACCGTCCGCCCGGAGATCATCTCCACATTGACGGACAGTTCCCCGGGGTAGCACTGGTATTTGTCCTTAGACGTCTCCGGCAGATAGATGCCGTTTACGATCAGCTGTATCATGCCATTGCCACCTCCGGGTTATTTCTCGCCGCGTCTCTCAGGTCAGGCAGCAGCCAGCTTGCGATCTGCTGGCCGTTCTGCAGCACAAGGTTGATGGTGTAGCGGCCCCCGCCGTTCCCGGCGTTAGCCGCCGCCAGCCCGTTGACCATTCCCGCCGCCGCGTTATACACCGCATCCACCGCCGGCGTGGGGATGGCGTCCTGAATGCTGGCGGTCACGCCCTGCATCTCTGCGGCAAAGCCCTTGCCAAGGCCAAGGGCCATATTCTCGCCGATCCCGGCGAACACCGTGGACGGGGAGTGGATACCTAAAAAGCCCTTTACATTGCTTACGATACCGCCCACAAAGTCAGAGACTTTTTCCTTCAGCCAGGCGCCCATCTCCTTGATGCCCGCCCAGAGCCCGCGGACAATGTCTTTCCCCACGTCGATGATATCGGGCAGCGAGGCCAAAAATGTGCTGACGATAGTCTCCACCATGCGCAGCACGCCGCTGACCAGCTGGGGCAGATTCTGGGCCAGCCCTGCGACCAGAGCCAGCACCATCTGAAGCCCCAGAGAGATGATGTCCGGCAGTTTCTCCAGGGCGTAGGCGACAAATTTCTCGATCATCTCCGGGCCGTCGTTTTTCACGGCCTCTGCAATGTTGGTCAGCACCGTCTCGATCACCGGCAGCACGTTGCTGGCCACCGTTTCCACGCTCTGGATCAGCTGTCTGGACAGCTCCGCAATGTCGGCGTTGTCGTTGCCCAGCCCTGTGACAAAATTGGACCATGCAGCCTTCATGGACGCGATCGACCCTTCAATGGTGGTGCTGGCCTCCAGAGCCGTGGTGCCCGTGATCCCCATTTCCGTCTGCACAGTGTGGATGGCATCCACAATGTCCGCGTAGCTTTCGATGGTGTAGTTGGTATAGTTTCCCTGGGCAGCGTTCAGGGCGTTGGCATCGTCGATCAGACGCTGCATTTCCTCTTTGGTGCCGCCGTAGCCCAGCTTCAGGTTGTCCAGCATGGTGTAGTTCTGCTTTGCAAAGCCCTGATAGGCATTTTGGATGGACTGCATGTCCGTGCCCATCTTATTGGCGTTGTCAGACATGTCGGTGATCGCCACATTTGCCTTTTCCGCCGCGGCCTCAGTGTCGTTGCCCATGGATTGCAGCAGAGAGGCGGAAAAGCTGGTCACCGTCTCCATATACTCGTTGGCGGACAGCCCGGCGGTCTTATAGGCATCCTTGGCGTAGCCCTGCACCGTCCCGGCGGAGTCCTTAAACAGGGTCTCCACACCGCCCACCAGCTGCTCATACTCTCCGTAGTCAGCGATCGACTGCTTGATCAGTACGCCCACGGCGGCAGAAGCCACAGCCACAGCGGCGGTGGCCGCTTTAGCCGCCGTGGCCAGCCCGGACTTGATAGCATCGCCCACCTTGGCAAACTTGCCCGGGGCCTTATCCAGCTCGTCATCCAGCTGTTTCAGTTGCGTCTTGGTCTTATTGACGTCCGCCGTGGCGTTGTTCAGGGCCTGCTGCCACCGCTGCACCTCGTTGCTGTTCTCGGCGTAGTTGGCCCGGGCGTAGTCCAGGGCCTTCTGTATCTCCGCCAGCCTTGCCTCCTGGGTGCTCAGCTTTTTGGTCAGCACATCCGACTGAGCCGACAGCGCCGCCTGGCTCTTGTCGTTGGCGGAAAATGCAGACGTCACCGCCCGCATCTCCGTGTCCAGGGTCCTGAGCTGCTGGCCCATGGCCTGGAGGGAGGCCCGGAACTCCTTCTCGCCGTCAAGCCCTATCTTAGGGCCGATATCTGTTGCCATAGTCTCACCTCACATCTGGGATAATGTCCTCGTCCGTCAGCGGACGCCGCCTGACAAAGCCCTCTGTCTTGATCTGCTCGATGGCCATAAAGTCCAGCAGCTCCCCATAGGGCAGATCCAGCGCTTGCTCATAGGTCAGGCCCACCCGCATCCCATACCACAAAAGCCACTCCGGCTCGCTTACGCGCCCTCCGGAGTGGCCCTTGCGTTTTTTGCTGGCTCAGCCTCCACCGTGGGGGTCTTGCCGTTGGTGATCGTCTCTGTGATCTTGCTGGTCAGCAGGGTAAAATCCCCCAAATCGCATACATCCAGCAGCTGGTCAGCCGTCAGCGGGGGCGGGTTGTCCAGGCCGTTGAGCTTGGCATACCGGGCTCCCGCGTCCATCATCGCAGCGATCAGCCACACCGCCTCGTCCATGGCATTGACTGGAGAGCCTCCGGACAGTGCCTGGTCAATATTACCCATGTCTCCGTACCGCTCCGTGCAGGCGCGGACGACGCGGGCGGAGAAACACAAAAGGTGCTCCGCCCCGTCGATGGTGATCCGCGCCGTCCTCATGCGGCCTCCGTGATGTTCAGCCGGGCCTTGATGTACGCCTCGGCCTGGGCCTCGGTGGTAAAGGTGGCCTCCCGCTTCCACATGTGGGTGGCGCTGTCGTCCCGCATGATGGTCGCGCTCAGCTCCGGCACCTGCCACTCGATGCTCTCCCCCTGGGTGGTGGCAGCGTCGGCGGGCACGGAGAACATGACCTTGCACAGCACAACGGCCCGCCACTTGTACTCGCCGCCCACCTTTTTCTTGACGATAAAGCCCACGCCCAGATATGGGGTGTTCTGGGTGTCGTCGTACACCAGCTCCTTGACGGATGTGTCCGTCACGCCCTCGATCCCGGTGATGGCGGTCTCCGTCAGGCCCAGGATGGCCTTAGTTACCTCCTGGCTCAGGTCGTCGGTGTTCAGGTTCAGGGTGCCGCCCGCAAAGCTGCGGTCGGTCTCTGCAATGCCGTTGTCCGCGTAAAGGTTGTTGTCCTCTGTGGTGTTGATCTCAATGTTGGCCTCTGTGGCCTTGCCCATCACAGCGCCGTTTTCGTAGCTCACCGCGTTGCCGGTCGCTCTGTAAATGCCGTAATAGGGTTTGCTCAAACCAATAACAGCCATAGCTCAGGCTCCTTTCAATCCATAATTTTTTTCATTTCCTGCTCCAGCACTTCGGCCATCTTGGCCTCGGCCTTCTTCCTGCTCCGGGTCACGGCGGGCCGGATAAAGGGGTGCTTTAGTTTCCAGCTGGTTCCGCTTTCCACGCCCCGGGCCACCAGCTGGTTAGGCTGTCCGCCGGGAAACTGCTTGGTCTTTGTCCGGTTGTATCCGTCAAAGCCCAGTTTGACGTTGAGAAATCCCCGGTCGTCCCGCAGCGGGGCGATGCCAAATCCGTCCAGCAGCCCCTGCCTCTGTGTGGCCGTCACGCCTCCGGGCAGCGGGTGCTCCGCTGTGCCGTAGCCCGTCACGATGGGCAGCCCCTCGATGGCGCTGCGCACCTCATCGGCTACAATGTCTGCTCCGGCGTAGATGGCCTTGGCCGCGATCTCGTCCTTGACGGCCCGGCTCAGCCTTGACAGTTTGCGCTCATACTCCGCCAGCCCCGGAAACTTGATCTGTGCCATCACACCAGCCCCCACACCCACTCGTAGTGCAGCAGGCCGGTTTCCGCCTCATACTGCACGGAGTTGAGATACCAGGCGCACTCCAGCCTGTCCAGTACTCCACGGATGGCCGCCGTCAGCGGGTCGTCCTCCGTCTTGGTGTACAGGTCGATGGTGCCGGAGTATCCGGCCTCCGTGTGCACGTTGTCTCCCTCCAGGTCCTCGCTGCCGTCCTCCGCCCATACGATGTAGGGCGGCACGGCGTTGGGCTGGGCAAAGTAGTGATAGGCCGCCCCCAGATCAGCCAGTGCGTCCCGTAATCTGTCCAGCATCGATCCCAGCGCTCCTCTCTAAGGTCAGGTCCGTGGCGGGCAGGTCGTCCTCGTCCAGCACGTCCTGTTTTTGGGTGATCCGGTACACGCCCTTGTCCTCGTGGTCATAGGGGAAGAGGACCACCTTGTCCTCCGCCGGGTCGATGGTGTAGGTCCGCTGGATCCGCACCAGAAGGTCGGAGCGGTCCCCGTGCTGCTGCCCGGCGTACCAGCGGTTGATCCCCACCGTCCGCAGCCCGTAGCACCCGGCCCATACCTGGGTGTAGGTCTGCACCGGCATCCCGCCGGGCGGGGAGACGTTGGCTCCCCGCCAGACGGTCAGCTCACCGGAATCAAGTACCATCCGCGCCACCTGCCTTTTGGGCAAACAGCCGGTTATTGAGCGCCCAGCGGAGCATCCGGGGCATGGCCCCGGCCACGGAGTCGCCCCCGCTGGATGCCCGCTTGCGCACCAGATAGGCCGCGTACATCTCCACCAGCTGCCCGTCCTCCACGCTGTCCGTCAGAGTCACGCCCTCCCGGGCGATGAACTCCTTGGCCGCGTTGACGGCCTGGGTCAGGTACGCCAGCCGCTGCTCACTGGGGTATAGCTCCCCCAGGTCGGACCGCAGCACGGTCAGAATGTCCGCGTCCGTCATAGGCTCAGGACTTGGTCACGGCCACGGTATACACCTTGGTGGCGTTGCCGCGCTTGACGGTGATCACCAGATCCTTGGTGCCGGTCACGGGGGTCAGGGTGCCGCCGTTGACCACGTTTTTGCCGTTGTAGGCCAGGGCCACGTCGGCGCCCGCCTGGGCGGGAGCGGCGGCCACAGCACCGGCAGCGCTCATGGTGGCGGTGTAGGCGGTCACGTCGGCGTCAAAGTTGGGAGTCAGGGTCAGGCCCGTGATGCCGTCCAGGTCGGCGTCGTTGGCGGTGTCGGCCGCAAAGTCCATCACCGTGGTCACGGCCGTGTTGTTGATGTTGATGGCCACAAACGCGCCGGGGATGATGGGCTGACCGTCGGCCCGTTGACAGGCCTTATACACGGTATTGTCCTGGATGAACTGCACCTCGCGGCTGGACTCAATGGTCATACCGCTGCGCATGGCCAGCAGGTACAGGTCGCCGTAGCCGCCCACGATGTCGCCGTCGGGCATAAACTCCAGGATGTCCACATCCCCGTTGACGATGGGCAGCACCCCGAAGATGTTAGCCACGATGTCGCCGGTTGCGGTAAAGGTGATCAGCTTGCTCTTGAGCTTGGCGTAAGTCTTGGAGTTCATGGCCCAGAACTGCTCGCCCCGGCTGTAACGGGTGAAGGTGTTTCCGGTTGCCTCCACCAGGGCGGCCCAGAAGGCCGCGCCGGTCACGCTGTCGCCGCCGATCTGCTTGATGTTGCTGGTGTGCAGGTCCTCCCATGCGGGGGCGTTGGCGGGGTAGTTGGCGGGGGCGCTCTGCTGGGCCAGACGGGTCACGATGCCCAGAAGCATCCCGACGCCCTTGCCGTACAGGATGGCCTTGTCCATGGCCAGGCCGATGGACTCGCTCAGCATCTCCACGATCCAGCTGGCCAGGTTGACGTCGTTGTCCTCCAGCAGGGAGTTGCAAACGGGGACAAAACCGGCCACCTTGTAGCCGTCCAGGGTGATCTGGTTGAAGGCGAAGGTCAGCTCGTTGATGGCCGCGCACATCTCGGTCCACACGGCTTCGGGCACAGTGCCCGCGATGGTCTGTCTGGCCTCGCCGCTCACGTTGCGGATCCGCACGCGGTTCAGCAGCTTGCTGTATCGGTACATGTTCTGGGCGATCAGGTCCAGGAATACCACGGGGATGGTCAGCTCGCCGCCGGTCACGGCCCGGCTCTGGCCCTTCATGCTGCGCAGCTGGGCCAGGAAGGTCTTGGTGTCCTCCTGGGCTAGAATGGCGGCGCGGCGCTCGCCGCTCAGGGCGTCAAAGGCCCGCTGGTTACGGGGAAGGGCCCGGATGTTGATGTTCTCCATGTGCATGTCACCTCTCACTTTCTCCCCGTGCTCGGGGCCGTTCTTCTGGGGCTTGGGGGCGCTGCGCTCCAGATCCTCCAGCTCGTCCTCCATGTGCTGGACCTCCTCTGTCAGGGCCTGCTTCTGGCCCTGGTGGGCGGTCCGCTCGTTCTCAAACGTTTCGATCTCGGCGGTCACGGCCGCCTCCTGCTCCTGGTTGCCGGGCTCCACCTCGTTGATGGCGGCCTCCAGTGCCGCCTCCCGGGTGACAAACTCGGCGTCCTTTTCCTCCAGCGCGGCCAGCTCCGCCTTCTTGGCGTCAATGGAGCGCCGGAGCATCAGTGCTTTCAGCATGGTTGCTCTCCTTTCTCGTCTTAGGGTTTATTGTGCAGGCGCTCCAGCGCCTGGGCTTTCCATACCTCGCTGCGTTTCTTCCGCAGCTCGTCCAGGTCCCGCTTCCGGGCAGACACGGAGGTGTCCTCGTAGGCCGGGAAGGTGCAGGGGGAGACCTCATACAGGGGCTTGACCTTGGTGATCGTCCAGTGTACGGTGCCGTCCTCCCGGTATTCCGTCTCCTGGGCCGCGATGTCAAAGCCAAAGGAGCACCCGGTGATGTCCCCCCGGTCGATCCTGGCGTAGGCGTTCATCGCCTCGCTGTCCTCCCGATTGATCTGCACCCGGCCCCAAAGGCCCTTGCTGTCCTGCCGCAGCTCCAGCGTCCGGGCGGTGGTCCGTCCCAGCACCAGGTCGCTGTTGTGGTTGTACAGACACCGGACATCGTCGGTCACGCTCTCGTCAAAGGCTCCGGGGGCGATGCTCTCTGTGGCCCCGGGCCACAGCTCATAGATGGCGTTAAAAACGGAAAAGTAACCCTCCAGGTACAGGTCTCCGTTTTCCTCCCGGGTCTCCATCTTGTCCATAGGGATAAATCTGTGCTCCACGCTATTCCCCCTCCTTTGGGTTTAGTTTCTTCTGGTCTCCCAGCCGGTCCTCCGGCAGGTAGTTTTCCAGCGCCAGCAGATCCTGCATATCCTCATCCGGGGGCAGGTTCAGCCAGCTTCGCCACTCGTTCCGCCGCAGGGCCATGCGGTCCACCATCTCGGCCCCCGCCGCCACCAGCTCCGTGATGGAGTAGCTGTACAGGCTCCGGGAATTAAACCGGTAAAACAGCTCCGGCGACCCCAGCAGTTTGCGGGAAAACTCCTGCTCCATGGCCTTGGCCAGGGGCATCAGCGTGCTGTTCACAAAGTTGTTCCAGGCGTCCCGGCTGAACTCGCCCACCCCCAGCACAAAGGGCGGGATCCCCAGCACGGAGGCCACCGTCCGCTTGTCCAGGGTGACCATGGCGTCCAGGGCCAGGTCTGACAGGGTCAGCGGCTTTACCTGCTCCACGCTGAACTGCTCCGCCGGGATCATCCACGGCTCCCCGGCCTGTCCGCTCATGGCGTAGGACTCCAGCAGCTTCTGCCGCCCGGCGGGGCTGGCAAACTCCTCCGTCAGTGCGTCCACCTTGACGATCAAAGAGGGCTTCCACTTGGATTCCATAAAGCCCTTTTCTGTCTTGGCCGCCTGCTTCAGGTTGTTGGCCACCTCGCCCAGGGATACCCGGTAGCCGGTGCCCAGCCAGGGGTAGAGACTGTCAGAGCCAATGGTAAAATGGAGCACCTCGTCCGGCCTATGAGCCTGCCCGTTGATGTAAACCTGATAGCCCCAGCCGTCCGGCACAAAGGACGCGTAGGCCGGAGGAATGGGGATCAGGTCCCCCAGCCGTCCGTTTTCCGTCTGGGGCCACACCACCGCGTTTCCGTTGCCCTCCAGATACATGGTCCGCACGATCCACGCCATAAAGGCCGACCGGGTCATGTTGGCGTTGGGGTCGATGTCCAGTTTGCGGGCCAGCCCGTCGAACACTCTCAGGTCCCCGTCCGTGCTGTTGCGCAGCAGGTGGATGCTCATGGAGCCGATGGCCCGGGCGATGGCGTCCACCCCGGCGATGATCTCGGGATTCTGAGCCAGACTGGTGTAGCCCTGACAGGTCAAGGTGTCAAAGGCGTCCGCTCCGCACAGCCAGGCCATGCAGGAACTTGTGGGCTTGTCCCTCGCCTTGGGTGGAGTTTTTCGCTGTCTCTTGCTCACGCTTTCTCGTCACCTCCAAACCAGGCGGCAGACTTGCCGCCCGCCTCCAGATCCTCCAGATAGGTACAGGCCGCGAACACTGCGCAGTCAAATACGTCGATGCGCAGGTGCGGCTCCAGCTTCTCGTACATCACCATGTCGTCGCTCTTTTCGATGCCCCGCACGTTCTGCACGCAGTACTCAAAGGGCTCCGCGTGGCAATAGTACAGGGTGCCCCGCTTGGCGCTGGCTTCCAAATATCGAAAGCCTTCGCTTTTCCGGGTGAACAGCTGGGGCTGGTCCTTGATGGGGAAGTGCTGCTTTTTCATCTCCACGTAGTACTCCCGGCAGAATTTTCGATCGTGTCCGATCCGGCGGATCTTAAATCCCTCCGCCCGCCGGGCCATGTACCACTTGACCACGTCGGAGTGGTTGAGGACCTTGTCGTTGCACATGTCCAACCAGCCGTCGTCCTTCCACCCAAACAGGGGGATCTGGTCCTCGTTGGCCTTGACCATGGCCGCCGTCACCGGGAACCAGCAGTGCGGGATGATGATGTCCACGCCCTTGTAGTGTCCAAACAGACAGGCCGCCGTCAGGTCGTGAAGCTTAGACAGGTCGCTGCCGCCGTACCACCGGATGGGCAGCCGCCGCAGCTCGTCCAGCGTCCAGCTGTACTGCCGGTCGCTGGCCCGGAACTCCTCCACGTCAAACCAGGCCTTCAGCTCCGCCGTGAATACGTTCAACGACTTCTGTAAAAACTCGGGCCGCAGCTGTGGGTCGTCCTTGGCTTGGGCCGCGTCGTTCAGCATGTCCTGGGGCCGGATGGACTGGCCCCACCCGGGGTTGCACCCGGCCAGCACCTGCTCGTTGGTGTAGTCCACGTCCCCGTTGTCCATCCGTGGGGCGCAGGCAAGGAAAATAAACAGACTGTCCGCAGCGTCTCCGGTGATGGTGCCGTTCAGTACCTTTCGGCAGTACTCCACGCGCCGGGCTAAAAATCCGTGGGCCAGCTTGCCGCCGGAGGAGATCCCGATCACCAGCTTGTTGGAGTAGGCCTTGGTTGCGTCCTTCAGCACCTGGTATTGCTGTGGGCTTTTGTAGGTGTGCTCCTCGTCTGCGATGACGATGTTGCAGTTAAAGCTGTCCTGCTTGTCCACACTGGCCGCCAGGGCGTTGATGCTGATAAAACCGGCGTCGCCCAGGTCTCCGGTGATGGACCGCTCCATGTTGTTGTTGATGACCCGCAGGCCGTTTTCCTGGTCGTCCTCCACCGTCAGATGCAGACGCTTGATGTTGTATTTGATGAAGTCAAAGCCCTCCAGGGCCTGCTTCAGGGCGCCGCCCACCTCGTACACTTTGGAGCCGGATGGCGCGTAGTACAGGGCCAGCGCCCAGGCCAGGGCAGCGGCAAAGGTGGTCTTGATATTTTTTCTGGGGATAAAGTCCTGGGCCTCGGTAAACCGCCGCAGCTGAGTGCCCTTTTGGTAAAAGCCCATGATGTTGGCCACGATGAACTTGTGGTATGGGAGCAGCAGGAAGGGCGTGCCCCGCAACGGCGTGCCGTCTAAAAATTCCCCCTGCTGGTGGCACATCATGGTCTCGATGATGGCGATGATCTCGCAGGCCGGCTCAAACCGAAAATCCCACTTGGGGTTTTCCAGGTCTCGCACATAGCGCTTGCAGGCCAGCACGATCTCCTCGCAGGCCACCGTCTCCCCGGACAGCACCCCGTTAACGTAGCCGTCCACCTCCGCCTGGTAGTCCCCGGCGTGAGTCATGGCGTGCTCGTGGGCCGCGTCCATCAGCTCGGCCAGGCGGCTGCGCCTTCCGCTGGCCGTCTCCGCCAGTTTGGTCTGCACGGCCTTCAGCGCCTTTGGCGTCAGCCCCAGCTGAATGCGCAAAGACTGCACGTCAGCCCGCAGCTTGTCCACCGCCGCCCAGTACGGGTCCCGGGCCAGATACTCGGCCCCAGCCTTGTTAACCTGCTTGGCCACCAGCTGGGCCCCGTTCTCCCGCCAGGTCTTTTCCGCCCGGGAAAGCTCTCGCTCCGTCCGGGCCAGGGCTTTGATGGTCTTGTCAAAGATCGGGTTGTAGGTGCCGACGGCTTCCATGTCGGCGCGGATCATGGCCTCCCGGCCCATCGGCTCACCTCCGGTCAGATCAGCGGGGCAGGGGTGCGGACCTCGCGCCCGCCCGCGTCGTTCGCGGCCGCGTCGCGCTCATCCGCGCCCGCGTGGGTCTCTGCGATCTCGTTTATCCCCCTCTCGGTTTTTCCTCCCTCCGTCGGAAAACCT